CCAGCAGAAAAAGCTGCGGTTGCAGGGTAAATGCCAGCTGGCAGAGATGCCTGCGTCGGGCATTTCATGGGATACCGATGACAACGGGTTTATCGTCAGCGCCCACGGCAAAAATATGGAAGTCCGTTATCGCTACGACACCGACGGCTATCCGCTGGGTAAAACCACCGTGGCCGGGGAGCAGCATCTGTCGATTACGGCAACACCGTCTGCCGACAAGCGTAAAAGAATGGACTATACCGCCGTGAGCCTGCTGAACGATAAACCGCTGGGCAATGTGAAGCAGACCTGCCAGTACGACCGGCATAACAACCCGGAGGAGTGCGAGTTGGTGATTGTGGATGCGACCGTAAAGCCTGCGGTTTCGCGCAAGTACACCATCAAAAACAGTATCGAATACTACTAAGCACCGCGCAGCAGGCTGCGCGGTACGGTCGGTCAGAGATCAGGGAGTCATTGTCCGGCCAGTGCGGCGATCCAGGCAGCGCAGGGTGTTCGGCTCCCAGTAGGCGTTGACGTTGGCGCTCTGCTGGCATTTATCCCGCGCATCAAAGGCCACATCCTCTTTATCCCACTCTTTCTCTGCGCGGGTATTCACCTTATGGCGCAGGCTACGGGTGTCGTTCCATTGCTCTTTATCCATGGCGGCATTCTGACGGCTCTGAGCGCTGTCGCCGGATTCAATAATCAGTTTGCTGGTGTTGGCGGATACTGGCGCGACGAAGACCGTAGCCAGCACGGCAACCAGACAGAGACGTGTGCTCAATTTACGCATAGCAATTTCCTTATGGATGGTGGAAATTTGAATCCCCACCGCAGATTCTATAACAGTCCATGTTAAGGGCAAACCCACATCAGGCATGTGGAAAGGATCCTTTCACATTCAGGTATGATAACGCATCACTCCTCAGACAACGCTAAATATGTTTAAAACAACGCTGCTCTTTTTTGCCACCGCGCTGTGCGAAATTATCGGCTGCTTCCTGCCCTGGCTGTGGCTAAAGAAAGGCGCATCGGTGCTGCTGCTCATTCCTGCGGGCATCTCCCTGGCACTCTTCGTCTGGTTGCTAACCCTGCATCCTGCGGCCAGCGGGCGCGTCTATGCTGCTTACGGCGGCGTATACGTCTGTACGGCGCTGCTGTGGTTACGGGTGGTGGATGGCGTGAAGTTAAGCCCTTACGACTGGGCCGGTGCAGTGATCGCCCTGTGCGGCATGTTGATTATCGTGGCAGGCTGGGGGCGCGCGTAAGCGCCTCATTGTGTGATCCAGCGAGGGTTTTTTGATCTTCATACTTGTATGGTAGTAGGGTTGTTGCGTAAATTTCCTTCATCACAACGAAAGATGTAAGGAACCGAAATATGAAGATTGTAGGGGCTGAAGTCTTTGTCACCTGCCCAGGGCGCAACTTTGTTACGCTGAAAATTACTACCGACGAAGGGATCGTTGGCCTGGGGGATGCCACTTTAAATGGCCGCGAACTGTCCGTGGCCTCATACCCGGACGGTCGGGATTCGGAGAGCCTGCCGAGGGTGCCCTGATGCCGAGTTACCGTGAATACCGACAACAGCGCCCGACGCGCGGCCTGTACGACACCATCACGTTCTACCACCCATCGTTCGGCTATGTTCGCCTGGTCGACAAGCAGTTCTTTGCAAAGATAATTGGCGGACAGACGTACACGCCAGCACGATTCGAAATCGAAGAAAGCCAGCAGAGCGGAACGCCGGTGATCGACGCGACGGTGAAGTTAGGCCGGTTGTCGACGGACGTGAAATCGTTGATGAAGAAATGGAAGGGCGCGGCCCGGCTATCTCCCATCACAGCAACACGCCAGATTTTCGACAGCATTGACGTATCAGCACCGACAAAATCGTGGCAGTTATACGTGAAAACCGTCGATATCGACACGGACAGCGCGTCGATCACCTTATCCATGACTAACCCGCTGAATAACAATATCGGAAGGCTATATGACCCAGTCGAGTACACCGGCCTGCAGTACCTCTGAGTTTATCCGGAGGATGATCGGCGTGCCCTGGTCAAACCGGGCCTGCACTTTTGACAAGGTCGATTGTTGGGGCCTGGTGGTGCTGTACTTCCGCCATGTCCTCGGCACCGAACTGCACCAGACGCCGGACTACGAAGCCGGGGCTGACTTCTTCACCTGCTATCAGGGTGATGTCACGTTCTGGCGCCCGATCGATAAACCGGTTGAGGGCGGTATTTTCGTCGGCTATCAGGGTTCGCAGCCTGCGCATGTCGGCCTGGTACTGAGCCGTCAGGCGCTGCACGCGCGCGGCGAGGGCGGCAGCGTGCGTATGGATTCGTTGCTGGTTATCCAGCGGGCATTCACCAGAGTGGAGTATTTCGAATATGGCTCTCATTGAGCTGCAGCGCTTCCCCGGAACGCCAAAAGAACGATACAGGGTGCCAAACGGCACCTTTTTTTATTCATGGCTGACAGAGAACGATAGCAACCTGCACCGGGATCTGCTCATCGTACGCAACGGCGTTACGCTCGGTGATGACGACGAGCTGGATTTCGAACTGAGCGAGCTGGACGTTATCCAGCTGTTCGACCAGCCAAAAGGCATTATCGGCGACATCCTGAGCCCGATCTTCAAAGTGGTTGGGCAGGTGTTCTCGTTCCTCGCACCTAAGCCCGCCATTGCGAACACCGGCGGCAACACCGTAGATTCACCGAACAACAGCCTGACCGGGCAGACCAATACCGCACGCGTCTATAAGGCGAAGCCGGACATCTACGGCCAGGTGCGTTCGTTCCCGGACCTGATTCAGGAATCGGTATTCGAATACATCAGGCAGGATGATTTTGACGGCGGCCTGAAATACGTCACCGAGTGGATGTGCATCGGGATCGGCCACTACAGCTACGAGTCGGTGCGCTATTCGGAATCAAGTCTGGGCTCTCTGGCTGGCGCTGAATATCAGTTTCATCAGCCAGGCGAGGTCATCCCGCAGATTGTCGAGGGCTACGGCTTCGATGATGTGGATGGTCAGGAGGTTCCGGGCCAGAACGATGCTGACGACTTCCCCGTCGAAACGGCGACGGCCAACACCGTTGTGAGCGGCACGTATTCCGGTGGCCAGATAGCCATGCAGATCCTGAAGCAGGCTGAATTCGACTACTTCATGGGGCTGGTGCTGCCGCATGCCGTGACATTCACCATCAACGTGACATACGCCACTGCATCCGGCAGTGTCACGAAGGATGTGCTGTTCTCCGGGACGCTGATCTCCGCGGTTGAGACCAACGACGGCGCGGTAATAGACCCGGTCACCTGGTACACGTTCACCATGAGCGATCTGCAGGGGCCTTCTGACGTGCCGGCTACGGCCACAATTAACACGACCACTTTCATCCTGAACGACAACGAGGCGCTGACAGTCGGCCCGTTCTTCTCCCCGGTGGAATCCACCGAGCTGTGGCTGCATACCCAGTCCAGCCTGGGCGGGAATAAACAAACCAACTGGAAGGTGGTTATCTGGAAAATCGACGATGATTACAACCAGATCCCCGGGACACAGGAAACATTCACCTATTACCAGGGCACGCCGCACGACCATACCAGCGAGATTTTCTATCGCACGGACAAGCTGACACCTGCCGCTGGCTTCGGAAAATATGCGATCAGCTTCCAGCGTACCGATAACGCCAGTGACGCATCGGTGCTGAAAGTCGAAGAGATCCATGCCATAAACATCCGCACGAACGTGGTTCACCCGACCGACACTCTGGTGCGCGTTAAGGTGAGGGCGACCGAGAACGCCCTGGGCAGTCGGGAGCGTAAATACAACGCGCTGGTAACGCGCCACACGATCACCTACGACCTGGCAACGCAGACGGTAGATTACACCCTGCGGCCGTCGCGCTCATTTGCGGATGCGGTGGCGCACACCTGGCTGGTTATGGGCGCGCAGCCGGTAAGTAGCATTGACCTTTACGGCCTGTATGCGATCGCCGAAAGCTTGCCAGATGACCGGTTGGGTCAGTTCGATTACACCTTTGATGACGAAAACGACTCGCTGGGCGACCGGGTGCGCGCGATCTGCAATGCCGCGTCGGTCATGGCGTACTGGGATGACGGCGTGCTGACGTTTACCCGCGATCAGAAGGTGGACTACCCGGCGGCGGTATTCAACCGGGCCAACATGAAAACGGACGAGTATAAAATCACGTACGAGGCCACGCTGCCCGGCGGATATGACGGCGTACAGGTGTCGTATGTTCATCCGACCACGAACAACAAGACCTATATCAACTACCGGGTCCTGAACGGGGCGATCGTAGAGCAGGAGGCGGAGAATCCCAACAAACTGGAGATCGTCGGCTTCCGTAACGAGTATCAGGCGCGCGAACGTGCGCTGCGCGAAACGCGGCGCCTGATGTATTCCCGCGTCAGGATGAATGCCCGGGTGTTTGAAGACGGGATCATCCAGGTCGGCAGTGTTATCCAGATGCCGGACATCTACGACAGCAACCAGCAGCAGGGATACATCACCGGGCGCTCAGGAAATAACTTCGACACCAGTGAACCGATCGGCTTCTCCGGCACGATGTATGTGCTGGTCACCGACAGCCTGGGCAATCCAACCTTGCGCTATCCGGCAGCGGCACGCAGTGACACGCCATACGGCTTCACCGCGGCGATACCTGCGATCCAGCTCAACATCTGGAATGGCGACACCGTACAGCTCCCGTCGCGCTACCTGATTGCCACAGTGGAAGAGCTGGACAGCCAGCTGTGGACCGTCAACAGCATCAAACCCAACAGCGATAACACGGTTTCCCTGACGGTCTCCGAGTACAGCGACAGCGTCTATCAGTAAGCCTCACCCCACCCTCCCAACCCGGCCGCCGTGCCGGGTTTTTTTATGGAATACATATGGCCACTCAACCAACAAATTTTCCTGTGGCGAGTGAAACGCCGCGCGACCTGAAATTTAACGCCGGGAAAATTGACGAGTTCGTTACTTCCCTACAGCGCATTTATAAAGACCGATTTGGGCAAGAGCATTACACCATCGAAGGCCTCCGCTGGGTTGCTCAGCAGGCTATCGCAGCGTTTGGATATGTGACTCTAAAAAGCTTTCAACTTGGAGCTCCATTACCGAACAACGAGTTGACTCTTCCGAACCAGGTATTACAGGATGAGGCAAATGGGGAGTATTACCGCTGGGACGGGACATTACCAAAGTCAGTGCCTGCTGGCTCAACGCCAGAAAACACTGGCGGTATAGGGGTAGGAAAGTGGATTAGTGTTGGTGATGCTTCACTCAGGACAGAATTGCTATCTACATCTGGCGCCAGCATTATTGGTTCTTCCTCAGGTAAAACGGTGCAGGAGGAAATTGACGATCAGAAGGCAGCGTATGCAACAATAAAAACCCCTGAGGGGTTCTATAAAGAAACTTTCTCAGACGCTGTAACCTTTAATATTCCATCAGATTACTCAAATCTGCAGGCTGCAGTTGATTCACTGTTCAATCAGACCATCGTTCAGGGTAAAAAAATCATCCTGAATATTGAGTCAGGGTATAAAGAAAAGTTTGGGCTAAAGGTACAAAACGGTGATTTTTCAAAATTCTACATTCAGTCAGTCGATTCTGTAGTAGAGGTTTCAGATGATTTTATCGGAGTAGTCGGCCCGGACGGCGGGGCTACGGTTACATCAGGCACGGTTTTAATGGCTTATCATGCCAGGGGGCCTGTGCTGGGCTGCATTTTTGATGGCAAGCAGATAGCCAGAACGCTTTATTTCGCCCTTGGCGGCTCTTATGGGTGGTCTGACAGGCTACCCAGCAGCACTGAGGAGGCTCCAAATCCAGTAAAGATAGCAGGTGGTAAAAACTTCAGGCACGCAACGTTCCAGGCTCAGGAAGGAAGCACCATTGTCTGTGAGAATGCGGTCGCCACTGGCTGCCTGCTGAACAGCATCTATTGCGAGCGTAACAGCACAATCCATGCTGAGTTTACGGATGCCTCAGGCAGTACACAGGCTGGCGTGATGGCAACAAGGGGATCGCGTGTTAATGCGGATACGATGAATGTTAGCGGCTGTAAATTTGGGATGTGGGCATCGCGTGGAGCGGTGATTTCTGCTGCGGATTCTAATGCCGATAACTGTTCTGTTTACGGTTTTTATGCTGATATGGCTGCAACGATAAATGCGCATAACTCATCAGCGTTGAATGCCGGAACTAATATTCCATCAGACACAACTGGATTCGTTAACCCCGGTGCCTCATATCACGCTTACCGCGGATCACGCATAAATGCCAGCGCAGGGAAGGCAACTGGCAGTTTTTATGGGATATCCGCCGTTATAGATTCTGACGTTTCGGCGTTTGGGTTGATAGCTAATCAGACAAAAACAATCGGCATTACAGGCCGGTACACATCGAGAATATCAGTTGATAACTGCGTCATTACTGGAAGTATTGGCCGGGGCATTTTGGCGGCTGATGGAGCATCTATATCCGCGAACAGCGGTAATATTCAGGGAGGGTCAACAGTTGTTGGGGCCAGCACAGGTGGTGATGTTGTAGTGTCACTTGGGCAAGTCAAAGGTGGCGCGACAGGATGTTACGCTGAAACAGGCGGCAAAATAACTGCCACTGGCACAACAATTACCGGGAATAGCTCATTTGATATACGCATTAATACAGGAAGTATTATTGCTGCAAATGGCGCAACATATGCGACAACTAACACTCCTGTTAACGCCATAACTTCTTTTGGTGTGATATTTGCATAATGATTAATGGCGCGAAGACGGATGCTTCGCGCCATTGATCGGTTCACCCATTTGTGGTTCACGCACGCATATTCAATACTCTGCGGCTGGAAGGCTCGGCATATCTATCAGCTTTCTGTTCCACGTTACGTTTTCACGAATAACCTTTGCCGGGATTCCAACCGCCAAACAATTTGGACGTATGGGTTTGGTTACGACTGACCTAGCACCGATAATACATCCACTTCCAATTGTTACCCCTTTTTGAATCGTGACACCCTCTCCGAGCCAGACGTTATCCTCAACTTTGATGCTTTTAGCAGGGTTTATTCTATCACCTGTTTCAACATCAATAATTGAATGCCAGTCAGTTGTTGACATAGAAATATCGGATATTAAACAGTTGGCACCAATGCTAATGTCAGCACCTTCTGTGGCGGTAATTTGTACATGCCTATTAATGACGGTATTCTCTGAGAATTCGATAGTCGACTTATTGCCTATAAAATACCTTCCACGAATATGGCTGCCCGGTCCAATTATGAATGTAGCATTCCCGGCCTCAACATTCAGGGCCATATGGTTAAGAATGCACCCATCACCAAACACGATCCGCGAACCAGACCCTTTTCCAAATGTTAAGGTGAAAGCGCCATTGGCGCGAGCGGGCCTGCCCACAACCTCATTTCCAGCAGCAATGAAAGCTGATAGTTGTTTTTCAAATTCTTCATTCATCAAGACACCTTAGCCTTTTCTTATGTTCATTTTAGTAATAGTCATCGCCCAGCATTTTAAAATGTTAATACCAGATCTGCTACTTGATCTGCACCGCCTTTAAAACTACTGTATATAAAAACAGTAAAGGAGTGCAGATCATGCCCCGCAAATCAGACATTCACAGCGCATTTGTCGCTGCAGTACAGCAGAATCCAAAGGGCTATCAGTGCCTTCGCACCGATGACTTCATCCGCGAACTGGCAAAGGTCCATTGGAATTTCATGCTGGCCGACGCCAACGAGAGAATAAAGCTCTACCAAACTGGTTTCGTGAATAAGACCCTGACGATAGCGAGAACCGATACTGGATCCTGCGCAATAAGGGTAGGTCGCTTAGCAACAGAACAAAAAAGAAACCCGCCGTTCAGCGGGTTTTTTATGCCTGTTCTTCCTGAAATCTCACTAATGATGGGCAGCAAAACACTACCTAATTACCAAAACTGGGCATTTCGCATGCCGTACGACAGCACCAGCATTCGAACCTAACAAATATGTTGAGATGCCGGGTTTATGGGATGCAATGATAATTAAGTCAGAATTTATCATTTCTGCAAGCTTAAGTATTTGATCCTTC